CTCCTCGGTCGAAAGGCCAGACCGGCAGAAGACGCAGGCCCCTGCGGCCTTACCGGCCCGCACGGCCTCCGATACCGGGGCATCCGAGAATGCCTTCACCGCTGCCTCCACCTCGGGGGTGCAGTCGCGGGAGGGGCTGAACGTTCCGGCCCGGTCGATCCGCCCGTACCAGCGGTTCTCGCCGTACCGGAGCCCATCGGTCACGTTGACCGCGCCCGGGCATTTGGAACGGTCACCGGCCCGTGCGAATTGCACGGTACCCGCGTCCCCCTCGAACGTGACCTTGGGGTACTGGATGTGCGCCCCGGCCCGGTCGAAGAACTCGATCAGGTCGGAGGCATCGAAGGCAGCGGCCTTGGGCTGCGCCTTCCGCTCCGCGGTGAACTCCCGCGTCCCAAGGATTTCGAGGACCGCGTCCCCGAACTCCTCGCGCTTTCGCTCGATGATCCACTTGGAGACGAAGAGCCGCCCCTCGTGGGTCAGGGTCTGGGACTTGGGAATGAAGCATCGCTCGCGCTTCCGTCCCCGGTAGCCGGGTCCATCGAAGTCAAAGGCGAGAGCCTTGGGGCTCTGCCAGTCCGGTGTGCAGATGATCTCTACGTGGGTTGCCATTGCTCTGATCTCCTTGCCCAACTTTGTGGGCTGATCGAAGTGAAACCCCATTGTCCACACGATGCCACGGAAAGCAAGCAAATAGTGGTGGATAGTGGAATTGCTTTGTCCTGGCGGGCACTTACGCCGTTTTCAGCCACCCTAAATCGGCGCGAGCTGCTCTGACCGCGGAGCGGTATGTTTGGGCTATGGCTGAGCAGGGTACTGGGGGTAAGAGGTTGAGCGCGAAGCGCAGGGCGTTTGTGGAGGCAGTGGCATCGGGTGAGGCTCCGACGCTGGCCGACGCCTACCGGGACGCCTTCGACGCCGAGGGTTCCACCCCTGCCACGATCCACACCGAGGCATCACGCCTCGCTCGTGACCCCCAGATCACCCCCAGCATCGAGGCCCGCAGGGCCGCTCTGGACGCACGTAGCGGAGCGAAACAAGCCGGAGGGAAGGCGTACGTCCTCAGACGCCTCAGAGAGGAAGCTGACGACCCTGAGAGCCCTCCTAACGCGCGAATCCAAGCCCTAGCCTTGCTCGCACGCGCCTCCGGCGCACTGGAGGACGCCAGCGACCGGGAAGCCAAACGTTCCGGTGCTACCGAGGAGGAGCTGATGAGCGAGCTGGCCGCTCGCCTCGACGCTTACGTGGAGGAGCCGCTCGACGTCACCCCTGCACCGGCTTCTGCGGCCGTGGAGGACGCTCTGGAGGACTAGCCCCGGAGGTAGGGGGGATCGACCGGACTCTCTCGGGTGGGGGGCACCCCCCTTGAGAAGAAGGCTGGGACTCTCTTCTAGATACGCTGTGTTCTGCTCAGCCTATGAGCATGTTTTACGATTGGGGCCCCCTCGGGGCCTAGGGTGAACCGGAATGAAGTGGCTGAAGGGTTCCCTCCGGGGAAAGAGGGATAGGTACCGGGAACGGTACGGGGGGTTGGAAAGTCTTTTGAGGGATGTAGAAACGAGAGAGTTCTACCTACAGGAGGAACTCAAACGCCGCAGGCTGTCCATAGGGATCCCTTACACCCTTGATACGTCTTGGAGTATGAAAGAATTCAAAGACGCACTCGAGAAGATCGATTGGGAAAACGTATTTCCACCGGAACGTGAGGTGTACAAAGTCGTGAATCAGATAACAGGGGGTAATGCATTATGAGTACATGCATCACTCATGTTACATTCCCCCGAAGGGGGAATGTAACGTAGGTTTAACGTCATTACATTTAACGTACATTACGTTAAAAGTAAACGTTTACCTTATACATTTAACGTACATCTTCGTTAAACGTACATGAACGTTAAACGTACATGCATTAGCACGGATGAATCCCTCAATGACGGTAATGACGGTAATGACGGTAGTGACGAACAGAAAGAACCACGTAGCGGTTCTGTATGCGAAGCATGGTAGTCATCTCTCTCTTTGATAAGACGGGCAATATGGTACTTCCTTGGGTCGAGGAAGGTTACGACGCCCTTATTATCGACATCCAGCATGAACCGGGCATCACGATGGATGAGGAGGAAGAGGACAGTACCCGTGGAGGGGTGATCCGTTTAGGTGCTGACCTGAAGGGAGGGTGGCGAATCCCTCCGGGGATCAAGGACGAGGTAGCCTTCGTGGCGGCGTTTCCGCCCTGTGATCATCTCGCCGTGTCCGGGGCACGTTGGTTCAAGGGGAAAGGGCTACGGGCCCTGGAGGAAGCGATAGCCTTATTCGCTACCGCAGCCGAGGTATGTGAGGCGTCCGGTGCCCCCTACATGATCGAGAACCCTGTCTCCACGATCTCAACCTACTGGCGGAAGCCAGACTACTCCTTCTCCCCACACGAGTTCACGGGGTACGAGCCCTTCGATAACTTCACGAAGAAGACCTGTCTCTGGGTGGGGGGAGGGTTCGTTATGCCGAAACCCTATATGGATCCACTACTTGGTGATCCAGATGACCGAATTCATAAGGCCGGTCCGGGACCGGAACGGAAGAACTTCCGAAGTGCGACCCCGATGGGGTTCGCTCGCGCGGTCTATGAATCGAACTCAAAACCAATTCCTGACTGAATTCATGGGGGGTCTGGGGGGTCTTGGGGGGTCTGATGTCACATCGACCTGGTGCATATATTTACAACCATTGTGCCCACATGTAGAGACTTTCTCTAAAAACGCTAAACCCGTTAGACCTGATATAACGCAACACAGATGGGTTAGAGGTCCACTCCGGTTAAGTATTCCTAGTATTCCTAGTATTCCTAGGTTTCCCGACGACCTTCCCAGATTGGCTCACAACCATTGAGTGGGCCAACTTTGGGGGCCAACCGGGGGCCAACTTTGTACAACCATTGCTGATCATTAGGGGTTACTGATCAACGATCTGGCTGGAATAAGGGTTATCCCAGCCAATCATTTTTGGCGGATAAGACTTATCCGCCAACTAAATCGTTCTGGCCAATAAGACTTAATGGCCAACAAATGGACAACATTGGTGCCCTGGATCTTGGCTATATCAATCATTTTGGGTCGATAAGACTTATCCGCCCACTAATCCTGACCACCCTTGGCCCTTCCGATTCGTTCCCATTCCTGCTCCAGATTGTGGGCCGTCCTCACCACGATCTCGGTACGGGTCACTGAGTCCTCAAGTCGCCGTACCCGGTCAATGAGCTTCACAAGAATCTCCATCTGTGCATTATGTGTAGAATCGATTCTAGCTTTAACATCTTGGATCTCCCCGTGGAGGGAGTGCATCATCCAGCGCAGGATCGCCCACAGCGCACCCGCTACCGCGAGCGCGCTCACGATGGGAAAGCCCAACTCAGCGATCAGAAATCCAATGTCTCTATCCATAAAGTTTCCCTCCGGGGCCTAAGCCCCAGTAATACCTAGACATTCTACCCCACGCTTTTTCTACAGAATCCATTTGACGGATAAGTCAAGGCGCTGTATCAATACATTGCCGGTGGTGTAGCCGAACAGACTCACCCCCGGCGTCTCATGCGTTTCCCTTCCCAGTGAAGACCTCGGTGAATTCCGGGGTCTTCGCATTTGGGGGATTGATATTGAGCCTCTCCCAGATCCTTCCCCAGTTGAACCAACTCCCCGCCGAGGAGATGAGGGAGGTGCTGGACATTCTGGATCGCCTAGATGAGGTTCGATCCAGAAAGAAGGCGAGGGGTGAGTTTCTAGAGTTCGTTCAGGAGGTGTGGCCCGCATTCATTATGGGCAACCACCACCGCCTGATGGCGAAAGCCTTTGAGCGGATCGTGAATGGGGACCTCAAGAGGCTGATCATCAACATGCCCCCACGCCATACGAAGTCGGAGTTTGCTTCCTACATCCTCCCTTCGTGGTTCCTGGGTCGTTACCCAGACAAGAAGATCATTCAAACCGCCCACACAGCAGAACTGTCCGTGGGCTTCGGGAGGAAGGTTCGGAACCTTGTCGGTTCCGATGATTTCAAAAAGGTGTTCCCCGGAGTGTCCCTTCGCTCCGACTCCAAGGCCGCAGGCCGGTGGAACACCAATCACGGTGGCGAATACTTCGCCATTGGTGTTGGCGGTGCCGTAACGGGCAAGGGCGCGGATCTGTTTATCATTGACGATCCCCACTCAGAGCAAGATGCACAGCTCGGAGATCCCGCAATCTTCGACCGCGTGTATGAGTGGTATACGTCCGGGCCCCGGCAGCGTCTCCAACCGGGCGGTGCCATTTGTCTGGTGATGACGAGATGGTCTCAACGCGACCTTACAGGCCATCTTATCCAAGACATGGTAGATCGTCCCGGCAGTGATGAGTGGGAAGTCATTGAGTTCCCAGCCATCCTCGAATCTGGCCGTGCGCTCTGGCCGGAATACTGGCCCACTGAAGAACTTCAGAAAATCAAGGCTGCTCTTCCGGCTTCCAAATGGTCCGCTCAGTACCAGCAGGATCCCACTGCTGATGAGTCTGCGATCATCAAGCGAAGCTGGTGGAGAACGTGGGAGCAGGTAGATCCCCCGCCGTGCGAATTCATCATCCAGTCATGGGACACGGCCTTCCTCAAGTCCCAGCGCGC